TAAATATCTTGAGCTCCATAGGCTACTAATTGCATTAAACCACCACCCATTTATAATTATACTATATAGTGAGATTTTTTTTTTAATTTTTACACAAAAAACTAAAAAAAAAAAGTAAATGTAATATTATTTAATTGGAATATGCAAGACCACCCATACCACTCATAATTCTAAGAACATTGTAATTGGTAGCATAAACTCTAACATTTTTATCATTGGATTTTTCTAAAAATACGTTATTGTTATCTAACATATCTGTTTCAATTATTTCATCTAATGTGTTTTCACTTTGATTAGTAATTAAGTTAACAAGGTCTTCTAATCTTAATTTATTAATTTCTAAATCTTTTAATTCTTTTTCCCAACATATTTTTAAATTATTATAAAAAGTCCAACAGAGAACTATTGAATGGTCTCTATCTGATGTTTCATTCATTTCTTTAGATAATTTTAATAAGTTATTTAATGCGTCTTTTGCATCTATGTCTTCACTATTTTTCTCTCCAACTACTTTAACTACATGTCCACTATTTAATTCCATATTCAATAATGCATTATCAATTCTTGAAAAATTACATGTTCCTGAAGGTTGATGTTCTTCTGGTCTCAAAGCAAATGAATATGCGTTAATATGACCAAATTCTTTAGAGAATAAATCTACTTCAGCATCATTGGCATTTGTAATTAAATTAACTAAATTCAAGTTTTGTAAATCTAAAGGTTGTCTGTGGCCTCCTGTATGATGTTGAGATGGTTGAACTATTCTAAAGTATGAACCTTCTCTTGCTCTAAATCTATCTTGTCCATTTAATTGTAATTTAGCATTACTTACAAATTCTGTTGTAGGATTCCAAATATTATTATCCCAACTTGCTGAATAATCAAATGTTCCATGTAATTCACTGTTTTGAACAACCCATACAAGTTCTTTAACTGGATGATTAAAGTCTAAGTTTAAATTTATTTTGTTAGTAGAACCAGCATAACTACTTGTTCCAGTTGTTTGAACCTGATCTATTAAGTATTCGTGAGAAACTTGTGCAAATCTTCTTCGTTCATCAGTATCTAAGAAAATATAATCACAAAATAAGCATAAGTTAGATAATTTACAATCATCATTTAATCCTTGTCTGACCCCACTTAAAGTGCTTGCTTTAATGTGATTTTTCTTATTAAATTCGATAGAAATTTTAACTTCGTGATATTGTAAAGCAATAAGTGGTAATGCTAAGCCTGGATTTTTATTAAACCAAAACTGTAAAGGAACATATATTTTGCTTGTATTTTCTGAATCACTAGACCTTAAGTTTCCACTTAGCATATTTGTTTGTTTAGATAATTGGGCTTCATTAGATGATAATTGAGTCCAAATGTCTAACCATTCACCGTAATGTTTATCAATAGTCTGACCTCCTATTTCAACTTCTATATAATTAATAAGTTTATGACCATTTCTGACACTTCCATTTACAGGATTACCATTTTCTAAATCAATCTCTAAATACATATTGCTTACTAAATCGCCATTTCTTGATATTGTGCATACTACCTTGCTTCCAAAATCTGCTGAACCATTAAATGTTTGTTCGATTGCCTCTATTGCAAAATTAGTGTGTCTTCTATAAACAACTTTGAAAAATGTTATTTGAGGATTACCGGTAAGATAAATATCTTGAGCTCCATAGGCTACTAATTGCATTAAACCACCACCCATTTATAATTATACTATATAGTGAGATTTTTTTTTTAATTTTTACACAAAAAAACTAAAAAAAAAGAGATAAATATATTTAATTAGAATATGCAAGACCACCCATACCACTCATAATTCTAAGAACATTGTAATTGGTTGCATAAACTCTAACTTGTTTTGATTGTAATTTACCCTCCAAAGGAGTTGTATCAATATCTAAGTTAAGAACCGCATTATCAATTCTTGAAAAATTACATGTTCCAGATGGTTGATGCTCTTCTGGTTTAATAGCAAATGAATACATATAAAAATGTCCTTTAACATCATCTTTAGCAAAATTTAAAATAGGTCCTGACTGGTTATGACCTCCTGTGTGATGTTGAAATGGTTGAACAACTCTAAAATAAGTTCCGTCTCTTACTCTGAATCTATCATGTCCATTTAATTGTAAGACAGCATTTTTAACTTCATCTCTATGTTCTATGTTGCAATATTTAAATGGTGAATAAGTTGAGCTTTCTGGTGTAGACCATAATTCTGACTGGCATAACCATACAATTTCTTTACAAGGATGATTAAATCTAAGTTCTATATTAGCACTGCTTTCATTAGGTGATAATGATGTTTTGCCATTAAATTGAACTTGTTCAATTAAATATTCATGTGAACCTTGTGCAAATCGTCTTCTTTCATCAGTATCTAAAAATATGTAATCGCAAAATAAGCAAATATTTTTTAATACTGGAGCTACGGTGCTATCGGGATGTTTAACATATTTAGATTTTTTAAACATAACACTTAGTTTTACTTCGTGATATTGTAATGCAATTAGTGGTAATGCAAGACCAGGATTTCTGTTAAACCAAAAATGTAAAGGAATATATAATTTTCTAATTTCACCATCAGTATTTCCTTGTCTTAAATTTCCACTAATCATTCTATTTAATTTTTCTAATTGTTCTCTGCTATGAGTTAATTGTGTCCAAATATCCATCCATTCTCCATATTGTTTGTCGATAGCTTGTCCTCCTATTTCTAATTCAACATAGTCTATCATTGCATGACCGATTCTTGATATATTTTTCATAGGTGTATCAACTCCATCAATATTTGGTATCTTACCATCATCTTGTTTATTTAAAAGAGAAGGATTGATATCTACTTCAAGATACATATTTGCAAGTAAATCACCGTTTCTAGATATAGTACATGTTGTTTTTTTACCAAAATCTACATTACCGCTAAAAACTTGTTCGATTGCCTCTATAGCAAAATTTGTGTGTCTTCTGTAGACAACTTTGAAAAAAGTTATTTGAGGATTACCTGTAAGATAAATATCTTGAGCTCCATAGGCTACTAATTGCATTAAACCACCACCCATTTATAATTATACTATATAATGAGATTTTTTTTTTAATTTTTACACAAAAAAAAAGATAAATAACATTAAATTTATTTACACTTATTAAATTAATAAATCAGTTTAATAAATATAAATTTCCATTATCTATTTTCAATATATTATACTTTTTTATTATTATTCTCATGATTCTTTTAAAATCAGTTGGTAAAATTTGTATATCTAAATTTACAGAATTGAACTTATTTAGACTTAAAAATCCAGAAGATTTTATATTATCAGGGTTTAAACTAAATGAATATTGATATATACAATTTAAATTATTTTGTTTTGTTAATAATGATGAACTAGGATGATTTTGATATCTTTGTATTTTTCTATAATATGATGATTTTAATAAACTGTTAATTGAATTACCATTTAACAAAACTCTTACATTTCTACAATGTTCATTTCCATTATTTACATCGTCTTTCCAATAATTAAAATATAAATTTTTATTTTCTAAATTATTTTTGGAAAATACCCAAATAAGTTCACTAACCAAAGAATATTTATCTATATTTATTTTCTTTGAACTTGACATATTTTTTTCTATTTCTAAATCTCTGTATTCAATTTGTTCTATTATATATTCACTTGGATTATTAATATATCTTATTTTTTCATCATTATCCAGATTGATATACTCACCAATTAATTTTATGTTTTTAAGACAGAAGTTTATTTCATCTAAATTTTTAGATATATTTGAAAAATTATTTAATTCCAAATCTATAGAAATTTTTTCATAATTCAATGATAAGAGTGGTAGAGCTTTGTCTAACTCTTTTGTAAACCAAAATGGAATATCTAAATACAAAATATGTTTTTCACCATCAAACGTGTTTTTATTAATAAATCCTGCATTACTTATATTTAATGTTTCTTTTGGAGAATATAATTGATTTTGTATATATATCGAATGTCCTGTTAATTTTTGAATAACAGTATTATTTGATCTTATAGTAATTGATTTAATTATAGCATGCATAATTTCGGGAACAATAGAAAAATTATCTAGACATTTTTTTTCAATATTACTAAACTCTAAATAAAATGTTATTTTTGATAGTAGGTCTCCTATCTGATCTATTTCAAAATGAACTGTATCTCCAAATTCGTAATTGTTTTTTGTATCCATGGGATAAACATCTGTTATATTTTTTGCAAAATTAGTATGAGTCATGAATTTTTCATTAAAAATTGAATCCCCATTATTATTTTTAGTATAACTATCCTTTTTATCTAAAGAATTAAGTATAATTTGTTTTGCAGTCATTATATATTATATATATATTATATTAAAAAATTAGGCCTGCTTGTCCTGAAATTATATTTAAAATATTATAATTTATAGCAAATAATTTAATTATTTTTTGATTAGAACCATTCTTATCTCGTTTAACTCTAATATTTAATTCTACATTATCAAGTTTACTAAAATTTAAACTACCAGATGGTTGAAATTCCTCGGGTTTTAATGAAAATGAATAACAATATACTCCACTACCTTCACTATAGATAATTTTTGGTTCAGTTAAAACATCTATATTAGTATAATTATTTCCAGAATGATATTGATATTTTAATACAGATAAAAAGTAATTATATGATTTTGGTTCAAATATTTCTTTACCATTTATCATTATTTTAGCATCTATTAATTGACTGGTTCTTTCTTCAGAATTTAAATTTAACCAAAAATTAAATAAATTATTTCCTTTGTTTACCTTATTATTATAATTTAAATCTTGTATGCACCAAAACAACTCTTTTATTGGATTTTTAAAAGGCACATTAATTTTATGATTATATTTTTCATAGTCAGAATCTTCATCGAATTCATTTAATTTAAGAGGCAAATTATTTAAATCACTATATTGTATTTGTTCTATTAAATACTGATGTGAATTATTTACAAATAATCTTTTTTCTTCAACATCTAAATGTATATATTCTACTAATAATTCTACATTTTGAATAATTAAAAGATTATTTACTTTATTATTAATTTTATTTCTTGGATTAAATTTTACATTTATTTTAACTTCATTGTTATTTAAAGCAATGATCGGTAAAGATACCCCTGGGTCTTTATTAAACCAAAATGCTAGAGGTAAATATAATATTCCATCTCTTAAACTAGATTTATATTTAGCTACATTATGAATATTAATCATATCGCATAATAAATCATTTTTTGATGAATCCAAAAAATGTTCATGATATATATGTAACCAATCTCCAGTATGCTTGTCAATAATTTGCCCACCTATACTTATTTCTATATAATCTATTAATGAAAATCCAGAAACCCCTATTGATTCTATTAATTCTTTTTGAGCACCATCAAAATCTAAATTTATCATTAAATACATTCTATGTATTAAATCGCCGTTTTTTGGTATATTTGTATATATTTTTTTTGAAAAATTTGAGTGTTTTCCCATATAGGTTTCTCCTGAAAAATTTAGACTTACATTTTGCAATGAAAAATTAGTATGTCTTTTATGAACAGACTTAAAATATGTAAATTGTGGATTTCCTACTAAATATTTATCTTCATCACTTGCAACTGTTAATTGAAAATATCCAAGACCCATTAATATTATATTAATACATTATTTTAAATATTTTATCGCTTTTTTGTTATTTTAATTGTATTATTTTCCAAACCACTTAATATATATTCCATAAATTTAATATTTTTAGATTTTTTTTTTTTGTAAAATATAATATTATCTGATAAATTTATCATATATTTATATTTAAAAGGGAAGTTCATTATTAATAAACTATCTGAATAAATTTTTAATACAATCCCTCCTTCTTTAAATTTGTAATTAGATTTACCTATATATTTAATACTATCTCCAGATTTTAACAAATCTATATTTTTTAAAATATCAAAATCTATGAGTTTTTTTTGTTGTTCTGGGTTTAAATAAGTGTTATACTTATTCATTATTTAAAATTATATTATATATATACATATATAAATAATGAATTGTTATAATTCTAATAATTTACAATCTGAATCTAAGACAAAAAGATTGTCTAAATCTGTTTATAATAGGCCAGAAACAACATTAACCGATACTTTACAAACTAATACTGAAATGACTAAAAAATTAGCAAATTACATGAGAGTAGATGATATAGAAGACGTAAATATTAATACGCATGTAAGGTATGTAACATTGAAGGAAGGAAAACAAAGGTTTTGTTTAGGAGGTTTACTGAAAAAAATTCATAGTAAATATGTAATATTATCTAATGGAACATTTTCATGGAGTGTTCAAAGATATCATTGGGATGATGAACATAAAGACCCAATATTTGTTACTGCATTTTTTAGAATATTATCTAAATCAGAACAACAAGAAAAAATAATATTAGAACAACAAAAAGAACTAGAAACTCTAAGAAAATTAACAATGAAATAAACTAAATTATTTTTTGTCTATTCTTTTTAATCTTATTTTTTTTTCCTTTTCTATATTATTTAATATAAATAAAGTTGCTTCATTTCCTTTCAAATCATTATTAAAATATTGAGATAATTTTTCTTTTATTGTGTTTTTATTTAATGGTTTTTTAGTAAAACTAATACTTTTTTTTAATTTACCTGTTTGAGTATTTAAATCCTCAATATTATAATCTGTCATAAAAGTTAATATATTATTTGTAATTTCTTTTTTCTCTCGTTTTTTTTCTTTTAACAAAGTTTCAATTTTTTTAATATCATCGTCATATGTAATATATTTTTTAACATTAAGTTTAAATGTATTAAAATCCTCAGTATTAATGTTTTCCATATTAATAATATAATATTTAAATTAACAATTATTATCTGTATCAAAATAATTATGGTAATCTAAACTTAAATCTTTGAAATCTTCCTCACATTGTTTTGTTTTGCATTTATCTGGATGTATTTTTAAGCTTCTAGACTTATAAATTTTTTTCATTTGATTTTTTTTATTCATATCTTGTAACTTATATTTATTTTCTATTAAATTACATTTTTTTGCTCTTGGGGTTTTTTTTTGACTATTATCTATAAAATTGAGTTTTTTATAATTATTATGTTTTAAGCCTTCATATATAGGAATTTCAAATAGATTAGTATCTATTGAATTATTACTTATTATATTTAAAGCATCATTAAAAATTTTATCACTTATTGTTAATCGTGAATGACGCAGATACCTATCTATTTCTTCTTTAGTAATCTTTTGTTTTTTTACGATTTTACCAAATTGAGATTCAGAATATTCACCAATTCCATCCGAATAATTCAATAATTTTTCTTCATTTTTTGTATGTTTTCCATTATTATATGTATTAAATGATGATGAAAAATAAATATTATTCATTATAATTTATATTAGAAATATTTTTTTTTGTTTTTTTAAAAATAATTAATTAATTTAAAATTATTGATTAATTAGTTTTTTATTCATTAAATTTTTAAAATAATTAGTGTATTTTGAAAAAAACCCTTTATCTATTAACCATAATATTAGTAAAATTGTAAAAACAATTATAATTAAAACTACTATAATAATTAATATTTTATAATTATTTGTTTTATTGATATCCTTATTTCCAGTTAATTTTGAACATGTTTCTCTTAATTCTTTTTGTGTTAGACATTTTAAACTATTACCATAGTTTCTATTAGATTTATTAGCACTGTTATCATTATAGTATACTGTTCTGTTATTTAATTTTTGAATATTTCTTGATGATTTAGATATTTTTTTAATTTTATTAAAAAAATTTTCACTACAATTAATGGGGTCATCAAATATAATCCAAGTTACATTTTCAGAACAGGGTGGATTTAACAGTGAACCCTCATACATAAAGAAGGCTTTATTTTCTGGTACTACATTAAAAATATTCCACTCTTCTGTCATAGTAATTGTTTTTTGTTCACCTTTGAATTTAGGTATTGTATCTATAAATAAATCAAAAAACATTTTAGATTTAGAAAATGCGTCATTAATATCTATAAACATAGCTATTATTAATATTTTTCCTGTGCTTGATGATTTGTGATATAATTGAATTTCCGCTGGGAAGTCTACATTATCTACTTTATGAGAAGAAGGACAAGTAAAAGATAATTTATCCAATTCAAAAACTTCATTGTTATACATTATATAGCTACCTGTATCATAATCTAAAACGATAGATTTATCACCTCTTATGATATTACATTTAGATGTTCTATAAAAAAATGATATATTACACATTGTATTACATTTTTTCGTGTATTTTGATTTTATATTAATGGGTGATTGATTATTTCCTTTAATACATAAAGATTTAACCATTTATTATATAATATTATATAATTATATAATACAAATGAATTTAAAAGAAGATTGGAAATATTTTATATTGGTTTTTTTTATAACAATTATATTAGGATATTATTTAGGTATAACAATATCAACTGTCGTAGATTATAGAATTAAAGAAGCTGTCATAACGATGCCTAAACCTAAAAATAATATTAATATATTAGTTGACGATAATCCCAAAAATGTAACTATTAAGTCTAATACAAAACAAATAGAAAGTTTTTTAAATTTTAAAAATATATCTAAAGATAAAAATATAAATAAATACAGTGAAAAATATAATAAAATCGAAAAAAAAAATACAAAAAAAAAAGTCAAATTTGAACCCTATAATTATGAAGATTCTAATTATTTAAATTTATAAATATTAATATATATCTTCATTTGATTGATAAATCTCTCTTAATTTCATGAAATAATCTTCGTTATTTATAATTTCATCAGTTATTCTCAAAAAATCTGGTTGTATTTTTTCTAAATCATCATCAGCAATGTAGTATCTGGCCTGAGTTCCTGATATATTTTTTTCTCCTTTTTCTCTTTTTATTATCGTTGTAGTGGATGGAATTTGATATTCATCAACTTCTTTTTTATCAATTCTAGAATCTTTAAAAATATTTTCTAATTGTTTTAATGAATCTGACTCATTTGATATGACAGGATGTATATTTATTGTTGGGTATTGTTTTAATATTCTTATAGCAGTTTGGGATGTCCAAAAAACTTTTATAGGTATATCAGGACATAATCTATCTCTTAAACTTAAAATTGTTTTTTGTAAAAACTCATCCCATACGTTTTTCATAGTTCCTCTATGAATTACCCAAGGGGTCTTTGTATTTTTTTCTTCTAATCTTCGTCCTGCACATGAAGTATTGATAATTACTAATATATTTTTATGAGAATCAGATTCCCTTAATGAGTTTGCTACTTCGAAAGCTTTTTTTATGAGTAATAAATGTCCATTATGTAAAGGTTTATATCCACTAGGTCCTACAGAAACTATATCAGTTATTTTAGGTTCTACTGTTAAAATATTATCTATTTCCTTTTCTATTTGATGTTTACTGTATGTATCACATTCTATAGAAATTTCGGGTATAATACCTTTAGATTTTAGATCTTTTTTTTTCCATCCTTCTGTTTCCCACCAAGTTTTTTCACTTTGACTTTGGTCAGAACCGCCTTTAAGAGTATAAATATATTTTTTAAGTATCGATTTCCCTAATCTAGTATCTATTTTAACTTTTCTATTAGTATTTGGATTAACAATTGTATTCCACATATATATATTTATTATATAATAATTATATTATTAAAAATAAATAAATTTGATTATTATTTAAAGAATAAATCAAAATAAATAATTAATATGACTGATGATAATACTAATACAGATACTATAGAAACCTATACAGACTTTGATGATCTGGGTTTATCAGATAAATTACTTAGAGGAGTTTTTGCAAATGGTTTTGAGAAGCCATCTGCTATTCAACAAAAAGCAATTAAACCTGTTATTGATGGGAAGGATGTTATAGCGCAGGCTCAATCTGGAACGGGAAAAACAGGAACATTCTTAATTGGTTCATTACAACGTGTTGATTTATCTTTAAAAGTCCCTCAAGTTATAGTTTTAGCTCCTAACCGTGAATTAGCAATTCAAATACATAGTGTAATGGAATCTTTAAATACTTTTCTTAAAGTAAAATCTGCATTATTGATAGGTGGAACAACAATATCTAGTAATTTTAGATTATTGGATGAAGGTGTTCAATTTATTGTGGGAACTCCCGGTAGAGTTTATGATATGATTAAACGTTATGCTTTGAAAACTAATGATATAAAAACGTTTATTTTAGATGAAGCAGATGAAATGTTATCTAGAGGATTTAAAGACCAAATTTATGAAATATGTCAATTTATACCTAAAGAATCTCAAATTTGTATTTTTAGTGCAACCTTACCAAATGAAACATTGGAAGTTACTGAAAAGTTTATGAATAATCCTATAAAAATTTTAGTAAAAAAAGAAACATTAACTTTAGAAGGTATTCAGCAATTTTATCTGGGCTTAGAACAAGAAACTTGGAAAGTTGCTACATTATTAGATCTTTTCGATAGATTATCTATATCTCAATCTATCATTTTTTGCAATTCTAAACGTAAAGCAGAACATATTAAGGAACAGTTAGCGTTAAATGGTCATGTTGTTCATTATATTCATGGAGAATTAACACAAGATGAACGAAATAAAATTATGAGTCAATTTAGGGCAGGGGAAATTAGAATACTAATATCTACAGATATTATTGCTAGAGGAATAGATATACAGCAAGTTTCAATTGTTATCAACTACGATATTCCCAGATTTAAAGAATCTTATATTCATAGAATAGGTAGAAGTGGTAGATATGGTAGAAAAGGAACTGCTATTAATTTTGTTACAGAAAAAGAATACCAGAACTTAAAAGAAATTATGGAATTTTATAATACAAATATCGAGCCTCTACCTGAAAATATTAAAGAAATACTATAAATTAAATTAAATTTAAAATTAATTTATATAATTATTATATAAACAATAATGGATTTTAATAATATGCTAAAAATATTTTTTTTTATATTTATATTATTTTTTATATATAGTTTATATAATAAAAAAAACTTACTAAAATATATCAAAGAAGATTATGCATCTAATACTCATAATTTTAAAATGTATTATGTAGATTGGTGTCCTCATTGTGTTAATGCTAAGCCACATTTTAAAAAATTAATGAACCACAAAAAAATTAATAATCATAAAATTAAGTATCATATGATTGATTGTGAAAAAAATCCAAAATTAGCAGAGCAAGCAAATATAGATGGTTATCCTACACTTATACTAAATGATCATAAAAAATATAATGGCGAACGAGATTACAACAAATTTTTACATTTTTTACACAAAAACATCAATTAGATAACTTATCATAGTCCATTTCATCGTATTTCATATAATCATTATCTGTTCTCATACCTAATAAATCATTGTTATCATTTAGTGGATAATTTTCAGAACCTGTAAATTTAGTTTGCTGTTTATCATAATTTGTTGTTGATAGAGGCGTTCCATTAATTGAAAATCCTTCATTAGATAATAATTTTATTACGTGATCATTGTGTAATAAATTTAATGTTACTAAAAATATAACTGTAATTGTTATAGCTAATTCGATATTTTTTGAAGCCATATAAGTAATTAAAAATATAACTAAAACTCTAAATAAATCATTGTTAAATACATTTCTGAGTTGACTGGGTAATTTAGGTTGTAATCTAGGACCATACATGGCTAAAAAAATAGATAATAGTGACGCCATATATGTGTTTTTTAATAAAACCTCAGGATTTAAAAATTTTTTAATTATATCCATACTTGTATATATAATATAATAAAATAATTATATAGATAATTATTTTATTTTATGGATTTCTATATTTATTAATTTTTTCTTTAATTTCATCTCGAACAGATTTTCTTATGTTTAATATTTGACATGATGGTTTAGAAATATTTTCTGAAGTATTACATTTTTCTACAAAACAATCTAATCTATTTGCTTTATTAGTAATATTTAAACAATCTTTTGCTTCTTTAGGAAACATATCTTTGCAAAATGAACTGTTTAAACCTTTATTATAACAAAAATTGAGACATCTCATTGATTCAGGATTTTTACAATCTAATAAATGACCTATATCTTCAGGACTTAAAATTCTTTTCGCAAAAAATTGTAAATTTTGCCCCCATCGAACACTTGCATCTGTTCTTTTTACTTCTATTGTATTGCTATTTATTTTTTTTACGTCAAATCTATCTGACCAATTCGGATTTTGTTTATTGTAAGGCTCATTAGATATGCTGTATTCATCTAAATTAAAATTTACTCTTATTGTTTTTGTGGGTCCACCAGAACCTACATTTATAACTTTACCTTCCGCTGAAGAAATCATATTTTCATAACTTTCTTGTGTAGTTGCTAATGAAGTTAAAAATAAAAATATTACTGTAATTATTAATGATTGTTGTAAATTTTTTGAACTCAAATAAGTAATCAGTAAAATAATTATAAATCTAAAATAATTATTGTTAAATAAATTCATTATATTGGTAGGTAATTTAGGTTGTAATCTAGATCCATATATTTGAACAAATACAGCTAATACAGGAATTAAAATTTTGCTTATATCAACATTTTTTAAAAAGTCCATTTTATTTATAATATAATATGAGATAAAAATTTATCAATACAGTTATATCCTTTATTAATAAGTATAGATATTTCTTCTTTATTTAAATTAATATCTAATATATCTATATCACTATCTATAATACAAATATTTTCTTTATATTTACTTAGTAATTTATTATGAAATGAATATGATGGCGCATAAATTAATGCCATTATATAGTTATCTAGATTATGTAAATCATTTAATATTTTTTTGCCTGTGAGAGTAATACCGATTGTTTCCTTTATATTTTTTTTAAAATAGTCAATAGGAAAATTGTTTAACAATCCTCCATCTACATAAATATTTTCTTCATAAGTAACTTTATCAAAAACAAATGGAAGTGAATATGTTATTCTTAAAGCAATTTGTAAAGGCATATTAGGTGTATCTTTGTAATTAAAATACACTAATTCTTGTTTATTTAAACAACTTCCAGTTATAATTAAATTAATACTACTTTTTTTATATAAATCTAAAAAAGTTATATCAGATTTACCAAATTTTTTAGAAATTAATAGATTTATAAATTTATCAATTTTTTTTCCATTATCTAAACCAAATTTATTTGTAAAATGATTTATATTTATGTTATAAAGATTAAACAATTTAGTAATTTTTATTTCATCTAATAACGTTTTTTGCTCCAAATATGTATAGCCTAAAGCAATAAATAATCCAAATATTGCTCCTACTGACGATGTTACTATATTTTTAATATCTTTAATTATATTTTTTTCTTCTAGATATTTTATAATACCTAAATAACATATTCCTTTAACGCCACCTCCACTTAAAACTAAATTTTTTATTTTCATAAATAATATAATCTAAATTATATTATTTATAATATTAAATTCTAAATATAAATAAATGTTAAACATTAATTCATTAAATAACGTAAGAGATCAAAAAGAAATAAACAAACATCAGATCTATAAAAAAGTATTAGACAGATGTTATCATCGAATTAAAACAATTTCTCAAAAAGGTGATAGTTTTGGTGTCTTCGTTATACCAGAATACATATTTGGCATACCTAAATTTGACACTTTAAATTGTGCAAATTATATTATAAATAAACTTAAAATAAACCAATTTAAAGTTATTTATACATACCCAAATTTATTATTTATATCTTGGGAACATATTCCGAGTGAAATTTACAATTCTAAAAAAAAACCTGAAAATAAAAAAAAATCTATAGAAAATATTTCTATAGAAAAACCTAAATTCAGATATAAAACTGATTACAATCCATCCAGTAATTTTTTAAACAAAATTAATTAAATCTCTTAAGATTTTTTGTTAAAATATCTATAATTAATATTATAAATATTCCTCCAAAAATAAATAATGCAATATCAAATATATTATCTTGTTCTTCTCTATTATTTAAATTATTTAGCATTTTTTTTAATTTTTTATTCTCATCTAAAATAAAATTCATATAAGATTCTTTTGTACTTTTATTTTCTGTAACTTTCTCTTCTTGTAAATTATATTTTTTATCTATAGGTAATCTAGTTTCAGGTCCAGTATGTTCTTCTAATCTATTATATGTTCTTGAAAAATTTTTTCTTTTCTTTTTTTTTTTAGATTTTTTATATTTATCGGAATATTCAAATACTTCACTATCATCGTCATTATAAACATTAATATTATTATATTCATCTGATGTTTCATATTCACTATCGAATGAATTTTCTGGAACAATTTTATTAAATTTATCCGAATTATCGTTGAAATCGCCCCCCCATGCCTCCTGAACAGAACAATATGGCATTTATACTTAATATATTTAAAGATAATCTTTTTAAAAAAAATTAATTACCGATTAATTAATTGGTAATTAATATTATTTATAAATTTTTTTTTTGTCAATATATAATATAATATGAATTCAGTTGTTAATAATATAAATACAAATTTGGACAGATTATTTGATAACAAATCTTTTACTACAGTTGTATCATTGTTACTTGCATTATATGCTGGATTAGCTGCACCTGCACTTCCTAATAATGTTATTTTATTTTTCGATACATTAGTAGGAAAAGTATTAATGGTATTTTTGATAGGCTATGTTGCTAGTAAAAATGCACAAATGGCTATTATGTTAGCGGTAGCATTTGTTGTAACGTTAAATTTAGCAAATAATCACAAATTATTAGAAAGTTTTGAACAACATAATCAAATTGGAGAAGAACAAGATGACCAAATGGATAATGATGATTCATTAACTGTTGGTCAAATGGATAATGATGATTCATTAACTGAAGGTCAAATGGATAATGATGAACCATTACCGAATGAACCATCACCTGATGACCCACACGACCATAACGAACCTGCTAATATTTCAGGAGTTACTGAAAAATTTAGTAGCTGTCATAAAGATGGTGAAGACCATGAAGATTTTCAAAATCAAAACATAGAACCATTTGTTCCATCAAATAATGTTTTTAATTCTAAAGATAATTTATATGCCCCTTATTAAATTATATTCAATATTATTATATTATATTAATTATATGGAATATATAAAATCGTTAATCAATGATACAAACGCATTATATAAAACTCATTTTAATACTAATAATATTCTAATATTAAGTTTAATCTTATACGTTTCTTGTATAATAATGTATATGCCCAGACATATAATATCATTACAAAATCAGCCTTTTGTAAAAATTTTAACTTTACTAATGATTGTATATTATATAGAAATTAATCCTCAATTAGCTATATTATTAGCCATAACTTTTTTAGTGACTATTAATTTAGAAAGCTCTATAAAAATGATGGAAAATCAGTCACAAAATAATATAGAAAATTTCACTGAAAATACTTCTGAAGAAAATCATAATTTTACTAACAACTCAGAAAGTGAATCTGAAGAAACAGAGTCTGATTCTGAAGAGTCTGATTCTGAAGCATCTGGTTCAGATTCCGATACCTCAGAAGACTTTAAAGATTATTCAAAAAAAAAAAACCTAAGAAAATCAAAACATTTAAATGATAATTTTACTAATCTACATAAGGCAATGCATCAACTTGAAAAATTTATACCAAAAAAATAAAATAAAAATAAAATATTATAATATTTAATGAATAAGATAAACACCTTTATTACTTTGTTTAATAATAATAAATATGTTTATGGATTTTTAATGATATTATTGAATGTTGGAGCCAGATATATAGAAATGGATTTGGTTCAAAGTCATAAAAAATTTTTAAGTAGTAAATTGTTACGTAGATTACTTATATTCACAATCGCATTTATTGGAACGCGTGATTTAGTAGCATCACTTGTAATTACATCTACATTTATAATATTTGTATTAAACTTATTTAATACAGAAAGTGATTATTGTGTGCTTCCCCAAACTTTTACATCATTAGATTTAGATAATGATGGTAAATTATCTCCAAAAGAGATTGAAGCAGCATATTTTAAACTGAAAAATGAAGGTAAACTATAATTAATTTATATTCAATGATATTCCTTTAGTTTTATCATCTTGATAGCTATTTGACTTTAAATTATTAAGAATTTCATCTACACCAGTGGGAGGTTGCATTTTTCTTTTTACAGTATTAGATTCTATACTTATAGTATCTGATTCTTTATTAGTATTGCTAGGCATTTGACCATTAAAAAATGTTGCTGCACTATTTCCATCATTAGACATTGTATTCATTGCCGCACTTGCAAATTGTTTCATTAATTCTGGATTTTGTTTCATGATATCTCCCATTCCAGGTAATTGTGATTTAAACATAGTATTTGTTAAATGAAACATAAATGCACTTCCACCTACCATAAATAACAATTTTAATTCTGGTGCAACTTGAGCTCTATCTTTATATTTTTCATGTAATTCTTCAAATACCTCATTATAATCATTTATATTCTCATGAACACTCTCAGACCAACCATCTAATTTTATATCCATTGGGTCAAATCTATTATTTAAAAATTCTAATCCTGTAACACATGCCATTAACATTTTTTTCTGAAATTTAATTGAACTGTCCATGCCTCTTTCTGCTTTAATTCTATCATATTCTAATCTCATTTCGTCTATATCAGATGAAAAATTGAATTTTTTTGACATTGTAATACCTAATCTTTCTAACTTTTGAAGTTTAAATAATAATTCTGCTTTCTCTTTTCTTAAGGCATCATAGTCTATTTCACTTTTAATAGACTCAACTTTATTATTTTTATAATCTTCTCTTACGATGTGTGGAAATTCGGTTGGCTCTTTATTCTCTTTACTAAATCCATCCTTATTTAAATCTATATTGAATGAATTGTATTTTTTATTACTATATTCTTTTGATGTAATTGAAATATTATCATTATGACCATTGTCAATATTATTTAAGTTTTTATTATAAAAATCATTGTCATTTCCATCTACTAATTCTTCTAATTCTTGCTCATTTAATCTAGATGTCTTATCACCATAATTTTCGTCTAATAAATTGATTTCACTTATATTACCTTGACTTTCTTTGTGAGAATCAATATCATTTAAATTAATACCTATTTGTTCATTTGAGTTATTAGATTTTATTTTAGCTTTTTCAGGATTTACCAATAAATCTAAACCTATATTCGCATTTCCTGATTTTACTTCTTCATCTGACCGTAATTCATAATTTTCTACAGAAGAAACTTTATTTATATTAATATTATCATTATCAATTTTATCATTTGTATTGGAATTATTAAGATTTATATTTTTATTCATATTAATTCAACTTAGAAACTTTTTTTATTTGTTATCCGCAAATTATTTTTATATAAAAATTTTAATTATATTCATCAAACTTTATTTATAATGATTAAATTTTCTGGAAATCTTATAGAAAATATACAAAAGGGAAAATATTAATTTCCAATAATATGTGTTATTTTGTAAGGTCGAAAGATACTGACAGAGTTTCAAGTAAGGTATCAAAAAAATCAGTTTTTTGGTAATAAATACAATATTAAAATTATAGAGTATATGAGATTTTTTAATACAATGATTTATTTAATAATTCTTATGAAAATATATTATGAGGTTACATTAAATTTTTAATATAAAATAAAATCTTAAAATATTTCTAAAAATTTAATTTGAAGACTTTAGAAATATATATATATATATAATGCAAACATTTAAGAATATTGTGAATTTAATAGAACAAAATGAAAAAAAAAATTTATCCAGGGCAAAAAAATACTCAAAAACACTTAAAAGAACCCTTAAACAAGGATATGTTCGACTAGGTGTATCACAGGGCTTACCTGGATTCTCTAATACGGATGCTGCCGGGAATTGGACTGGAATCGATGTAGATATAGGAAGAGCAGTGGCTGCGGCTGTTCTTGGGGATGCTAATAAGGTTAAATTTACACCTTTAAATGCTAGAGAAAGATTTACAGCTTTAACTTCTAATGAGATTGACATCTTATCAAGAAACACAACTTGGACACTTTTAAGAGATGCTGATATAGGGTTAACTTTCGTGGGTGTAAACTTCTATGATGGTCAAGGTTTCATGGTAAGAAAAGACTCAGGAATTACTTCTATAAACCAATTCAAAAATGGAGTGTCAGTAGGTACTAGCCTTGGCACTTCAGTAGATTTAAACATGAGAGACTTCTTTAATTCAAGAGGGATTTCTTATGAGGTAGTTGCTTTTGATAAAGCTGATGAAATTGTTGCAGCTTATGACTACGGTAGATTTGACACTTACACAACTGATAAAAGTGGTCTAGCAGCACAAAGAACTAAAATGTCTAACCCTGATGACCATATTGTTTTGCCAGAGACTATCTCTAAAGAGCCTCTAGGACCTGTAGTGCGACAAGGTGATGCAGTTTGGGAAGACATAGTAAGATGGTGTCTGAACGTAATGGTTGAAGCTGAAGAATATGGAGTTACATCTAAAAATGCTGATATGATGAAATCTTCAGAAAACCCACAAATTAGAAGATTAGTTGGGGCAGAAGGTGAATTAGGAGAAGCATTGGGCCTAGATCAAGAATGGAGCTTAAGAATCATCAAGCAAGTTGGAAACTATGGTGAAAGTTATAAGAGAAATCTGGCTGACACTGGTATCTTACCTGAAAGAGGGCCAAACGAATTATGGACTAAAGGTGGAATATTATACGTTCCACCAGCTAGATAATTATTTGTCCTTAAATAAATAATAATATCCCTGAATAAAACTATCTGCTAAATCATCTTTTTTTTTATGTTTTAAAAAAAAATTATTATTTTTTAAATCATCTTTTATATAGTATTTTGTGTATTCAACAGATAAAAATTTACGTTTGTCATAGTCGTTTTTTTTTTGACATTCGACTTTAGGACCATCGTATAATTTCAATTTATTTCTTGCAGAAAATAAAACTATATTTTTAATCCTTCCATCAATATTGTATCCATGTTCTATAAAGTATGTGTATAATATTATTTGAATTGATTTCATAGTTGGATTTTTCAAAACTGGCTGATTTTCAATAACAACTTCATCTACATCTAATAATACTTCTTTTTTTTTATCTAATTTTCGAAGTAATATAGAACCTAATTCTAAAATACTCGTGTTTTTAGACGTTATTTTTTTTAATTTTTTAGATTTACATTTTGGATATTTTTGATTGATATTTTTTTCACATGTTTTTTTGTCACAATAATAAACTAAGGGTTCTGTATTTAAAGAATAACTAGCTATTTTACTACATATTTTGTTTTTCAATATGTTTTGACATTTAGGTTGATTTTCTAATTTCTCATCTAAAATATTTACAATATCCCAATTACAAATATTAAATTTATCATCTTTTTTTTCTAAAATACAGTAAGCTAAATTTTTAATACCTACATCAATTGACAATATTTTCTTTGACATCTAATTAGTAATCATTTATTATTTTTAATATAAGATAAGTATTTTGAATCTAATTTAAATTATTTTTTATATATAATTATCTGATTTTCTCTAAAATCAGTTGGTATCAATTTTCTTATATTAACTTCATCATGATTAATTACACCCGAATTATTATAAAATTGTATATTAGAAAAAGGATTATTATTTTTGTTACAGAAATCAAAATGTAATTTAACAACATGAAAATCATCAGATTTATAGTCGGGAAAATTATCAGATAAATAATCATTAGCTAATTCTATATCATCCGAACTTATATCAAATATTTTCTTATAGAGATTTCGTTTAGTAATTCTATTTAATAAATGTCTACAATTATCTAGTGATTTATCTGGATTATATTTGATTCTAGTTAAAATTGTATCATCTAAATCCAAAAAATCCTCAGTGTTGATTATCGAACCAAAGTTGTAAACGTCATTTGCTTCTAATAAAGTATCCGCTATCATTAATTCTATAGATTTTACTGTTTTATGATTGTATATTTCACGGTGAAATTTATATCTTGTAAAATATAAATCATAAATATCATTGGCTACCGTATGATGATAATAAATTTTACTATCAATTAATTTAGTCTTATTATATAATCTCTGATAATTAAAATTATAGTTAAATCCTATATAATATGGGTCTCTAACTAAATAATCAAATTTGTCAACATCTATTGAATTTACTTTATTAGCTATAATCTGAGAAGTATAATCTTCAGTATTAATCTCAGGTTCTATAGCATTTTTTATAAAATCTATATCATATCCGTTAAAATTTTTTAATTTTAAACTTTTAATCACATTTTCCAAAATATTACAGGACCTTTTCTCATGTTCTAAGAAATTGTTTCCACATATTTTTGGTAAAACAATGTTATCAAAAACGTGTGAGAAAGGTCCATGTCCAATGTCGTGATATAATCCTGCAATTTTTAGATTTCGTATTATTTTTTTTTTTGAGTCATTTAATCTTATATCCGAATTTTCATATATGCTTTTAACATAACTTTCAGCCAAACAAGCCACTCCTAAACTATGACTAAATCTATTATGAGTGGCTCCTGGAAATACATGGTCCAGACTACCTAATTGTTTAATATTTTTAAGTCTTTTAAACTCTGTAGTATCTATAAATTGATATTCTTCTAAAGAAAATTTTAGATAGGAATCATATATTGGATCTTTTATATATTTAAACATGATTTATTTGTATTAAATTTCATGTTTAAATATCAAATTAATTTATAATTTAACAAGATGGAGGTCTGAGTCCCCAAAAATTATTAGGCATTTTATTCTCTTCTGGATATCCAGAATCTCTCAGAACTTGCTCCTGTGTTCTTACAGGTAATTCAAAACCACCTTTATAAAAATTTGGTGAATCTCTAGATACTGTTAATGGTGTTTGTTGGTAGGTTAACATTCTAAATGGTATTCCATTACCTAATTCTATTGTATGGATTTTTGAATTTTTATCACCACATATTTTGATATGACACACTGGTTTAACATATACAGAACCTAATCCTATATAATATGAGTTAGGATATCTTAATTTGAATTCAAATTTACCATTAGAAGTTTTAACTAAACCTCTATTTTGCGTATTTTCATAAGCTATATTAGGATTAGGATATGGTAAACCGGAACCACTATAACTAGAACAATAAGTTGGTGGATTGGGTGCCCAATACATTATATTAGAATTTCCTAAAGAATTCATCGTTCCTTTTACGGTGTATTCACCATCTCCTGAATCTAAAACAAGCCCTTCACAAGATATTTCCTTAGAATAATTTTTTTTCCAAATATCACACATTATAATATATATAGATAATATTTTAGAAATAACTATAATATTAAATATTGATTACATATTAAATGCATCAGGGTCACCCCCACCCAATAATCTACCACCACCTGGGTGAGATAATCTAGGAATAAATTCTCCTTGAATTTTTGAATCTATATGATTATAATAATTAAATAAATCATTATTTTTAGCACAACAATTATAAGGTTGGTCTATAGTATTTCTATTTTGTTTGCTACTACTGTATACTCTTCCTTGACCTAGACCACTCACATTATTTATTTTTTGTATACAACTGTTTTTATTACATACTTTCATTGTTTTCTCATCTAAAGCAGTAACTGTGCAAGGACTACAACAATTTTTTTGACAAGCATACGCACGATTCATATCCATTAATTTTTGTGCACTATGAGTTAAATATTGTCTATATTGAAAAGAAGTAGTCATATTTTGATTATTTTTCATTAAATTGTTGACTTGGCAATTTGGCCTATAATCTGTAAAATGTCTTCCATCACTCATCATGGGAGGGCATTTAAAATATTTATTATTACTAGTTTTATAACATGAACTCATTATACTATATTAGAATATTTTTTTCTATAAAAATTAAATTATAACAAAATATTATTGTCTAATAATTTAGTTATTAATAATTGTTTTGTACCTCGTACTGAAATAGAATTTGTTCTACAAACCTGTTTTAAATCTTTGAGTGTGTATTTTTTTAAATAATTTTCAATTTTTGAATCTAAATCAGTTATGTCTAATTCAGTTTGATTATTATTTGATTTATCAGCTTCTGTATCAGAAATTTGACTTTCTTCTAAATTATCTATTTCTGTTCCAGATTGATTTTTATTGTTACTTGATTTATCAGCTTCTGTATCAGAAATTTGACTTTCTTCTAAATTATTTACTTCTGTTCCAGATTGATTTTGATTGTTATCTAATTCTGTATCAGATTGATTGTTACTAATGTTATCCAATTCTGTTTCAGATTGATTGTTACTAAAATTATCTAATTTTATATCAGATTGATTTTGATTATTCTCTAAGTTATTTGTTTTAAATTTAGATATATTTTGATTGTTATTTATATTAGAAATCTCTGATTCAGATGTTAGAGAGTTTTTTTCAGAATTAACTAATTCTGTTTTATTATGGTCTAAATTATTTATTTGTTCTCTTATATTATCTAATGAAACAGAAGAATTACTTATAATATCATTATTATTATTTAATGAAACAGAAGAATTACTTATAATATCATTATTATTATTATCTAATTTCTTTAATTCTTCTTCATATTGCCTTATTTCTTCTTCTATTTCTTTTGTATCATTTGATGATACTTCATAGTTTAATACATTTTCTATCTCTTCTTTTTTGGTAACATTAATAGGTTTTTGCACAATATGATTTTGAACCAATGGCTCTTTATTTTGAATATAATTTTTTTTTGGATAAGAAATTGTCCTTAATTCTTTAATATTATCAATTAATTCATATAATATCGAATTATTTTTTTTTATTTCTAGATAGTTTACTACAAATGTTAAAAAAATTAGTGCAACAATAATAATTGTACTTGTATTAACCATTATTAATTAATTAATAAAATAATTTTAAAATATAAACACATGTGCTATATTTATTATATAATAATATATATACATATATATGAATTCATTATATAAAATAAAAATTTCAGATGAATATATTCATTTAATGAATGATTTAATCAAAATAGTTTCAATTTTACTAATATTGAATTTATTACTTTATTTAGACGGGTTAAGTGAGAATTTAATAAATTTAAGATATTTAAGAATATCTTTTTTGATTATTGTTTCATTTATTACTTATTGGTTAATCGTTAACAAGCTTGTGATATTTACAGAAAAATAACATTATTTATATATATTTTTCTTAAGTTCTAATATTTTATCTGTAATAGAATCATTATATTTACAATTATAATATTCTATATTTATCCAAAATAAAGAATAATCAATTATTTTATTTAATTCTTTTAAATTTTTAGGTTCTTGTTTTATTATAAACCAAGCTCTTCTATTAAAAGTATCATCTGATTCAAATTGATTTTTTTTCAAAAATAGGGATATTCCATTATAACTAATTTCCATTTATTTCTTATACTTTTAAATAATTTTTGTCAAATTTATTTAAAAGTTAAAATATTTAAAGACAATACAATACATTATATCATAATCATAATGGAAATTGAAACTAATGAAAAAAAATGCGCTTTTGATGCGGATATTCAACAATTAATGCATTTAATTGTTCATACTTTTTATAGTAATAGAGATATTTTTTTGAGAGAATTAATATCCAATTCATCTGATGCATTAGATAAAATACGTTATGAAAATCTTCAAAACAATGAATCCAATAACGAAGATTATAAAATCAATATGAAAATTGATAGAGAGAATAAATTATTGACTATAGAAGATACAGGGCTAGGTATGTCCGAAGAAGATTTATTAAATAATTTAGGCACTATAGCCAGGTCAGGGACTAAAAATTTTTTAAAAACCCTTGAATCTAAAAATGATTTAAATTTAATAGGTCAATTTGGTGTAGGTTTTTATTCAGTATTTTTAGTAGCAGAAAAAGTTATTGTTAATACAAAAAAAGACAAAAATATTGGATTTTCATGGATAAGTGATGGTAATGGGGAATATATTATAAAAGAAAATCTTGAAAAAAAAGATAGAGGGACATCTATAACTATTTTTGTAAAAGAAGATGCATTAAATTATTTAGAAGAAGGTAAAATTAAAGAAATAATTAAACAGCATTCACAATATATTACGTATCCTATTAATTTACTTGTTACAAAAACAAGAGAAATTGAAAATACTGAAGAAGGTGTAGATGATGAAAATACTGCTAATAAAGAAGGTTTAGTAGAGGATGTTGAAGAATCTGAAGAAAAAAAAATTAGGAATAAAATTACGGAAACTTATGAAGAATGGGAAAAACTTAATGAACAAGAACCAATATGGATTAAATCTTCAGACCAAGTATCTTTAGAAGAATACAATAAATTTTATAAAAATTTATCCAATGATTTTGATGATTGTTTACGATATAAACATTTCAAAGTTGAAGGAAATATAGATGTTAAAGGTGTTTTGTTTATACCTAAAAGAGCCCCTATGGATATGTTTCAAACAAATAATAATAATAAAAATAAGATAAAATTATATGTTAAACGAGTATTTATCTGTGATGATTGTCCCGAACTTATACCAGATTATATGAATTTTGTTACTGGTATTATAGATTCAGATGATTTACCATTAACTGTTTCTAGAGAAATGTTACAAGAAAATAAAACAATTAATTTAATCAGAAAATCAGTTACTAAACAAGTTTTAAATACATTAGAGTCTTTATCTGAATCTGAAGAAGATTACAATAATTTTTATAAAGAATTTTCAAAAAATATTAAATTAGGCATACATGAAGATGAAAAAAACAGAAATAGATTAACTAAATTATTAAGATTTAACAGTTTAAAAAAAGTTGACAAATTATTAAGTTTAGATGATTATATTTCTAATATGAAAGAAAATCAGCCTGGAATCTATTACATAACAGGTGAAAGTATTAGTAAAGTAATTAATTCACCCTTTTTAGAAAAACTTAAAAACAAAGATTATAATGTTCTGTTTTTGACAGATGCCATTGACGAATATATGTTACAATATTTAACTGAATATGAAAATAAGAAATTATTATCAGTAACAAAAGTTAATTTGGAGTTAGGAGAAACTGAAGAAGAAAAGAAAAATTTAGAAACGATAAGTAAAGATTTTGAACCATTGTGTTTAAAAATTAAGGAAGTATTAAAAACAAATATTGAAAATGTAAGTATATCTAATAGAATTACTAATGCCCCATGTTGTTTAGTTACAGCTGAATTCGGTTGGTCAGCAAATATGGAAAGAATTATGAAGGCTCAGACTCTAGGAAATAGTCAAATGTCACAATTTATGTCACCTAAAAAAACGTTCGAATTAAATCCAAATCATAATATGATCATTTCATTAAATAATATTTTAAAAAGTAATAATGAAAATACAAATAGATTAATAGAATACTACATTAATATATTATATAATTCATCTATACTTGATTCCGGATTTTCATTAGATAATCCAAGAGATTTTTCAGAAAATATATATAAAATGATGGATAGTTCTTTAGAAAATTTATTGAAAAATGAAACTAATTCAGAACAATTAAATAATTTAAATGCATCTAAAGACACTTTCGATGGAACAACCGAAAATTTAAATATATCTGAAGAGACTTCTAATGGAACAACAGAAAATTTAAATGTATCTGAAGAGACTTCTAACGAAAATTTAAATGCATCTGAAGAGACTTCCGATGGAACAACCGAAAATTTAAATGCATCTGAAGAGACTTCCGATGGAACAACCGAAAATTTAAATGCATCTGAAGAGACTTCCGATGGAACAACAGAAAATTTAAATGCATCTGAAGAGACTTCCGGTGGAACAACAGAAAATTTAAATGCATCTGAATAATGATTTAATTGATATTTAATCCTTTATTAAAAAATAATTTATTTTATATTTAAAATATAAAATAAATAATAGTTTGATATAAAAATTTTAGTTGGAGTAGGCAAGACCTCCCATACCACTCATAATTCTCAATACATTATAGTTTGTAGCGTATACTTTAACTTTGGCAGAGACATTCTTAGTATTTCCGTTTGCATCTACATCTTCAAATGTATTTTGTGATAAGGTTAAGTTCAATGAAACATTATCGATTCTTGACATATTGCATGTTCCAGATGGTTGGTGTTCTTCAGGTTTTAATCCAAATGAATACACATTTATTCCTAAAGCTGGAACATTGGTATGATGTTGATATGGTTGAACATAGTTAAAATAACTACCCTC